ATACATTTAATGTTACTTTCTTAAAGTCATTTGCTGTAATTGTAGAAGAAGGAAGAGTTCCATCTGAGATTCCAGCAACACTGTTTGTTGGAGAAAGAATTAATTTCTTCTCTGAAGTATTAATACTTATAACTTCATTATATGTTGGTATTGAGTTGCCTTGTTTTGTGTAAGATACAATATCACCTGTTTTTATTCCAACATAGAAATTGCTAGTGGAAGTTGTAACTGTGCTTATTCCCGATGCACCACTGGTAATAGTATACTGGACTCCAGGTTCCGTTAAAGAAATCTTGTTTGTAAGAAGTGGGTCTGCAGTAAATGAACCAATTCCCAATACTGTGCTTATTCCTGCAAGTTGATGTACATCTGTAAGATTATAATCTCTAACTGATGTAATTACTCTCCCATCTTCTATGCCATCAATTATAATTCCTTCATCAATTTTAAATGAACCAGAAACTTGATATAAGTTAATTATATTTGTGTTTATAACATCTTCTGCAACATATCCACTAGATGAACTATTTTTGCCCTCAATAAAAGTGGATGCATTTAAAGTGACAGATGTATTTAAAGTTATTGTTGTATAAGTTTGAATATCAAAGAGAGAGCAATCAAATTCACTCAATGAATTTGCATACCCTGCATTTTTTAATTTTAAATCATAAATTCTAGCAACACCAATTTTCTTTCCAGCAGGAATTCCTGGAACAGAAGTTCTTCCCGAATAAAGAGATACTTGAGATGTTGATCCAAAACCAACAGGAAGAGAACCATAAACATTGTTTAATACAATTTGTCTACCAACACTAAAAGGTATTGATTGATTTACTACTTTTTCTGTAGTTCTTGGTTTATTGAAATCTATGATAGTGGTATCAATAGTTTCAATATCATATCCCCTTACTACTGCTTTTCCTGGTGAGACTAAAATGGAACCAATATCATCACTTGGGATATTTCCCTGTTTTGTTTGTTGATTGGAAACAAACATACCATTGTTTCCAATCTGATCATTTAATGATTCTTTTAGTGAAATATTAAATGGTCTTATATAATAATCTCCAGATTCATCATATGTCCTTCTTGCAAGTTCATCTTTGATTAAATCATAATTAGTTGTCTTTACAAATTTTTGAATTACTCCCTTTTCTACTCTAAGTAATTCAACAAAATTTTCATCATTAAAATCTGTAATTTCTTTTTTAATTAAAGTTACATCAAACTTTAATCTGTCAGCTCCTGGTGCTGAAAAATTAGAAAATCCTTGAGCATTATCAAATAAATCGTTATACGAATTGGATGCTACTGCCAATTCTTCGTTAATTAAGAGACCAACTCTGTATGAAGGTGAATTGGTATATTGGTCTAATATAACTGTTTGTGGATTTACTGTAACAAAGAAACCTCTAATAAAATAAACACCAGATGCTATTTTTGCTGCAGATCCAATAGCAGTAGAATTTGAAATTACTGCAGTTGCAAAAGAAGAACCACCTCTAATTGCAGAAATTCCATAAGTTATATCATTAACTGCTAGCAGATTTTCTCCATCAACAAATTTATTTGTTGAGAAATTAGTATCACTTGAACTTTGATATTTAATGTAAAGAGTATAATTTTTTCTATCTGATACCTGATTTGTAATATAGTTTTCTACTTTTGCGGTTACTCCGCTAGTTTCACCTTTAATTAATTTTCCTAAAAGACTATTAATGTATAAGGATACTGGTATTCCTAAATGTGTTTCATCAATTTGAACACATGTGTAGTTTGAATCATAAGATAATTGTCCAGGAATAACCATTGCACCTTCTTTAAAGAAGTGCTGTCCAAATTTTTCAATTTGATTTTGGAGAATTGACTGTAATGTAGTTAATTCTCTTGCTTGTATTGGAGTCGCTGGCTTAAATAATACTCTTTGATAATTTTTATTTGATTCGAAATCATCAAAGTATGGAGATACATTTAAATTAGTATTCTGAGGCATTTTTCTTTAGAACTCCAATACGATTTTAATATCTTCTTTTTGGCTTGCTGATCTTGGAATTGCTTTCCTATTGTCTATGTAAATTATATCACCAGATCTTTTGTTATATTCTGCCGATGATATTCCAGCAACAAAGTTGCTTCCCAATTGATATGTCCTACTATTTATTACTGTACTTATGCCCGTAAAGTTTCTATCAATAGACAGTGCTGGACCAATAATAGTTGGACATTCAATAGTATATGAACCACCAGCAATTGGAGATGAACTAAATCCATTAATCTTATAATTAACACCAGCAGTAGCAAGTCCAACTGGTTGATAATACTTTAAAACACCAGTAACATTATCCCAAGAAGCAACAAATCCAATCGCAGTCATTCCTGTTCCTATTGTCTGTCTAATTACAGAATCGACTGGATATGTTGTTTGTGTTGTTACTCCAGACCAAGTTCTCTGTAAACATTATATCCATGCCCCCCTTTAGGTGGAATAATGACATCAAATGATGCTGTTCTTCCATCATTAGACAGTTCTGATGGTATGCCAGGTGCTCCTGGTTCAAATCTGATGATTCCTCTAGTATATCCAGAACCACCATCTGTAACAAAAACTTCGGAAACTTTCCCAAATGAATCGACTGTAATAGTTGCCTTTCCTCCAGTACCATCACCCAATATTGGTATATTAGTGAAGGACTTGGAAATTGGTTGGTAATTTATTCCTCTATCTGTAATAGTTATTACTTCTACTTTTCCATTAATAGCATTATTTTTAGTTGCAATGGTTTCTCCAACTTCTCCCCAATTTTCTGGAACTGGAATGAATTCGATAGAATCGAATTTAACAATTTCTGATGGTTTTATTGTAAACAAATACTTCCAGATATAACCATCTCCACTTGTTCCTGCTGGTCTTGCTTCTAAGTCAATGAATGTAGGTTGGTCAAAGGACGGTCTTCCACTTGGGTTTTCTGGATCTGTTCCATTCTGTAAACAAATATAAACCCTAAAATCTTCATTTATTACATAAAAATTTGATTCATATAAACTAGGTTGAGTAGTTACTGGAGTTTTTTTATAAATTGAATAATCATGACGATACATTTCATAGGTTGTTCCAGATGTCCATTGGACTTTCCTAATCATCCTACGAACATCTTCATTTGTTATTTTTTTCATCGCAATGATGGTTTCTTTTATTTGATTTTCCTCATCAAAACCATCCAATGGAGTTAATCCATCCCCCCAAATAGCAGATCCACCTGCCTGTGGATTTAAGCTATTTGGTTGACCAATAAAGGTATAGTAATTATTAGCAGTATTACCAACTGAAACCAAACTTTTTACAAAAGTTTCAGCATTCATCACCCTAAATTGTTCAGTTATTATAGCAGGCATTTTATACAACCGTTTTTTCTTTATTTAGTTCTATTTCAGTCCACGAGTTCTGTATACATCTGGAGCAGTAGACAATCCAACTAATCCATTGTCTTTGTTTACAATGAAATTTTCTGGACTAAATCTAGTTCTATTTTGGAAATCATAAATTTTACCCCAAGTATACTTGCCGTATATTCCATTCTCATTTGTATTTGTATTGACTTGAATTGAAATATTTCCTGGACCTGGTGCAAAATAACATCTTACTGTTACTATTCCAGAAACAGAAGGACTTACAGTACCAACTCTATAAACACCATCAATGAAAGAAGTTGCAGTTCCAACTTTAGATGCTGGATAATTATTCATTCCTCCTATTGATGTTGTTATACCAGTTAAAGCATGTCCAACAGTGGAATTACTATCAAAAATAACAAAATAATCACCTATTTCCAATTGACTATTTGTTACTCCAAATGTGTTAAGTGAAGAATATCCAATTCCCAAGGAAACGTTATCATATTGTTCACTTTGTAACACAAAATCAATGTGAGTTGCTCCAACTCCTACGTATTTAATAATTCCAAAATCACCTTTTGCTTTAATTGAATATATCTTTTCAGTTGTAACATTATCTCCCTCAATAATAACTGGAGGTGGAGATGACTCAGAATAACCAAAACCAGGATTTACAATACTGATATTAGAAACAATTCCATTTGTTACAGTAGAAGTTGCAGTTGCTCTATTATAAATTGGTTCAGCATACATTGTAGTTCCAGCAGTTCCAACTAGTAAGTATCTGCCTTCCTCTGCAATTATTGGTCCAGGGAGTCTTAATTCTGGAGGAGGTGGAGCAGGAATAAATGCCAAATCTTTAACAGTATTATTTTGTTTTGTATCTCTTTCTGTCCAATAAGATAGGTCTAATGAGAATATCAATTTATTTGCAGAAGTTAGTGCAACATAAACTCCATACTCATACTTAATATTTAAAATATCGTCAGAAATATTTGGAATTATTCTTGCCCAATTAGTATTTCCTGTTGAAGAGACAAATATTGTTCCATTTTGCCCAACAGCAATAAATTTAGTTCCAGTCCAAATAACTTTTTCAAAATTTCTAGTGGTTGGTAGTTGTACTATTCTATCCCAAATATTCCCATCAGTGGAATGTAAGATTATTCCACCATCACCAACAACTACAAATCTTGCATTATTTGTTGCTACACTATTTAAATTAACAAACGCAGGAGGATTTCTCTTATATAATGCAGTAGTTCCTATACCAACACCAGTGAATAGTCCTGTTGCATCTCCAACTGCAACTACAGTTCTTCTTAGTGAAGAATATGCAACATCATTAAATGTATTATAATATGTGGAAAAATTAATTATTGGATCTGGCAATCCAATAACAACTGTCTCTTCTAATAATTTAAGTTCCGACCAAGAAGATAATGTAGTATTAATTCCAGTGGCAGTAATTACTTTTGCAAATTGCCCAACTGCATAATAACGACTTGTTTCTGCAACAGCAACAGAATTGAAAGATATGGTTTGACCATAACCAATAAATGATTGATTCCACTCCAAACCATTTGTTGAAATTGCAACTATACCACTTGAACCAACAGAAATAATTGGTTTTCCTATTGCAATTTTATTAAGTGTATATGAACTTGATATTCCATTATTTGTTCCTTTCCAATTATAAATTGGATCCTTCATCTTTATGAATGCAGAAGAAATAGCAACAACAGGATTTGTTAATGTGTTGTATCCTGTTCCAGCATAGGAAATGTTCAAACTCGAAATTGTTGATGCGGAAGAAACTATCGCAGTAGAAATTGCTGGTTGTATATCATTGACATCTACAATATGTACATCTCTCAGGTTTTCACTAAGACCGTCAACCTCATTGAATAATGGGAATGCATTATTTACATATATTGTTTCATCTTCAGCAAAAACATTGTTGATTAGTTTAGTATTTGGAGAAATTCTTGCTTTTAAATCTGGTCTTGATTTTGAATAAAGAACACCATTTATAATTTTATCTACAGTTTGCTTCATCCATCTTAGTGGTCTTTCCTTTGTAATATCGGTGTTGATTCCAATACTGTCATAAGTAAATGTATCTAAGGAGTCAGAAGATATTATTTTCTTAACAACTCTTTCGAATTGTGGTCTATCTGCTGGATCTAAAATATTCTCACCAATTTGTACAGAATCTCCTTCTTTAATTGTTTTTGGTGGGTCAATTTGTTCAACGTCTAAGTCGGAACCTCTAAAGAACAATATTGTGCATTTTGAATTTTCTTTAGGTGCTTCTGTAAATGTTATTCTGGAACCATTAAATGTGTATGCTTTTATTGGTTCTTGTAGAATATCATTCAAGTAAACAAATAAATTATATTCAATCTTAATATCTGTGCTTGGGTCTGATTTTAAACTTAATACTTCTGTAGTTCCACCTTGAGAAACAGTTAAAGTAAATTTCTTCTTTGTCCCTGTAAAATACTGAGATATGTCATCAAACTGAATAAATTGACCTGGATAGAATCCACTAAATTTATCTGTTAGTGTTTCTTCTACAGTTATTCTAAATTCACTAAATCCAATTCCTATATTTGGATTAGTTGTGATTCCAGAAACTTTTAGTATATCTCCAACTTTGTAATAAAGACCAGGATCTTCAATATCAAATCCAATAATATTTCCTTGATTTCCAACAACAACCGATGCTTTAGCACCAATTCCATTTCCAGAACTTCCAGAAATATACTCAAGAGGCAAATCACTATATGATGTTGGTATGCCGATTAAAACCCTTGGTGGTGGTGATGAAGTATATCCACTTCCAGCATTTACGATTGAAATTGAAGTTATAGTTCCACCAGTTCCAATAGTTGCAGATAGTGATGCTCCAGAACCAACATTTGATAAAATTTGAATTTTTGGAGGAGTTCTGTATCCACTTCCAAATCCTCTAACTGTTACTGCAGATATTGTTCCTGCTGCAGAAACAGTTACTGATGCTCCTGCACCGACCAATGGTTGATAACCATAACCAGTACTAATCCCAGTTCTAACAATTTTTCCTGCTCCTGGTGTTCCAGTTAAAAATCTTATTCTATTCTTTCCTGGATTATCAACTACAAAATCGGTATTTGATATTTGTGGAACATTGTTGATTAATACTATTGGATTATTATTAACATCAATTGAACTAGTCAAAACTGTGTTTGTATTTGTATAAATTCCGACTATATCATTTCCATAATTCTGGAGGAAAAATTCAGTGGAAGAAGCACCAACAAACTTTGTAGAAATATCATCAAAAATTAAGTTTTTATCATTTGGAGTTCCTGGGTCAAACCTTCTTGTAAATGCTCTTCCAGTAAATGAAGAATTTACCTTTAACCCTTCATATCCAGTTGGTCCATATGGTGCAGTGGTAAAATGTATTTCATCTTTAGATATATTAAAATCACCTCTAAGTACTGTAATTGCTGCTCCAACAGTATGATAACCAACTCTTGACCCCAAGTATCCCCTTGTTACATTAAATGCATTAGTCGAACCAATACCAATGGTATTAATTCTCATATACTCTGAATCAATTTGGAGAGTATCTAATGAAGTTATTGAAGAAATTCCAGAGAGATAAATGACATCTGTAGTGACACCTACTGAAGATGTTAGTGATGGTGATAAGTCTCTCTTGTATAATGGACTTTGAATTATATTATCGACGGAAATAATTGCACTTGCATTTGGGTTATCAAATGTAAAGGATTGTGGACCAGTTCCATATGAAGTAATATTTAATTCATTAGAAGTTGATAATCCAGAAACTTTTAGTATATCTCCAACTTTGTAATAAAGACCAGGATCTTCAATATCAAATCCAATAATATTTC